TTACCATTTGCTTTGCTTACGCATACGCTTATTCTGTTTGCGGTCAAGGGGTATATTATTGCTCTCACTATCACGATTACGCAATATTTCTTCATCAGATATGTAATCCTTGTTGAGCATATTCGTTACAAGTTCCGAAGTATCGTAAAGCTTACGGTACTGGTTACGTTGAAGATGTGTGACCGTGGACGAACACACAGGCGTGTAGGAATGATTTTCAGAATACATTTCATACTCCTCTATATCGTACTTATAGCCTGTCATAAGCCGCGTAAAAGGGTGTCTGAAATGCGTTCGGCAGGCGGTGACATCAGCGGTTATATCACGTATCTGCTTGTCTAAGAGATTAAACCGCTGAACAGTGGCAAGTATCATCATACGGCGTTTTCTGCATTGACACAAATGCTGATAAAGGCTTTTCGGAACGCTGTTGCGACCGCCCGAAAAATCACGGCTGTTGAAAATCGTTCCTATCTCGTCAATCAAGACTAAAGTATTTTTAGGGGCATTTAAAATATCCTGTGGAGAGTTTAGCGAATAAATCTTTGTATATTCGGGAAAGCCCGAAAGCTTGATATTTGTGACGATATGGAGTTGCGGATACTTACAGCACAGCTTGTACGCTTCCGTCACCATAAGAGAGGTTTTTCCTGCTCCAAACTTGCCAACATACAAATGTATTCCCCAACCTTGAAAAAGCTGTTTCCAGTTGAAATAAAGGGCAGTAGCTTTATCGTAGGCTACATAAGCCGTGAGGGCAGGCAGACGGACGAAATAATCTAAAATAACCATATTATCACCACTTTCTAGGATTGAAAAAGCGAATCATTGCATTATACAACATTTTCCACAGCAAATAAAGCATTATGCAAGCGAATATAAATTCAATACATAATACACCGAACTGTTTCCAAGTTGTTATAGTGTCAATAGCGGACAAATCACAACCTAAGAGTTTAAGAAGTTGGTAACAAGAATTTTGAACATCATACAACATTATTATCACCGCCCTTTTCAAGTTCCTGTTGGTCTACATACCGCTCAATAAGCTTTTGACGTGGAAGGCTCATTTGTGTATCAAGCTTAAACCGCTTGATGTCAGAAATAAACACAACCACACCACAGAGGGCAGAGAATATAAGAACAACACAAAGTATTATCACAAAGAATTTGAGTATAGCTAACATATCAATATCCTTTCTTATTGTAATGCCATAGAATAAGCATTATTATGAAACATAAAAACAAATATACTGAGAGGTCTATCATATTAATCACCGAAAAGGTACTGTAAGAGGGCAACTGAGCAGGAAATGACAAAAAGTCCAAATATAACAGAACCTATTGTAAAATTATAAGAGCCAAGTTGGAGACGAAAAGCGAATATCTTGTAAAGATGTTCGTATATAACGTGCATAAGTTCAAAGAAATCCATACAAACACCCCTTACTTTACAACCCATTTAACTAAACAAATTGCTAACATGATAGTAAAAAATGCAATAAGTATGGTTATAAATATAGGGGGTAAGATGCCAATACTAGCCGTCATAAACTTAAAGAAATCGGACGAGCCGTCAAAGATAGAAGATATATCAGTTAAATTGAAATTAAATGTACCATACTGTTCATCATATTTCTTATTATTTATATAATCGTCAAAATCTTCTTTTGTGTCAAAGTCTGTGCCGTTTTCAAGTCCGTCATAGTCAGTAATCTTGCTAGGTGGAAAAGGATCATCAAGCATATCTGAAATAGGCTTATCCGTAGGGTATTCAACGCCGTTTATCTCTAATGGTTTATAATCGGGATAATCTTTGAATGAAAAGCCGTCAGAAACAACGGTGTAAAAATCGTAACCATTACCGCCATACAAGCCATTTATCTTGCTTGCTACGGCGTTGTCGGGTAGCTCTTTGTAAAATGTCTTAAACTCTGCATTATTGGCGTAGAAGTCCTTTGCATAGCCCTCTGCACCTGTTTCATACAAATATCTTTTGCCCACAACAACGATATACAAGATATCCTGTTCACCGAGTTTGTCAGCACCTTTGATATTTTCAAGATTTATCGTGTGCGTGTTAGTCATATTCGCACCATTGGCAATAGGCAGACCGAAAAGCGGTGTAACACCATTGCAGAAAGCCGAATTTGCAACGCCGTCAGCATTTTCAGATGTCATTTCACCAACGTTACTTGAAGATGTATCAGTGGAAGAACTATCGGGTGTACTAACAGTATCGTACTTTGAATCTGTTGTTGTATTAGATTTTGTTTTGCCGTAAGCAGTAGAAAGAACGTATTTTGACTTATTGAGATATGTATAAATTGCTCCGTCCATAGCCTTTTTAGTACCGAAGATATTAGGGTCATAAGGCGTTATAAACAATACATACTGATATGTATATTGCGTTGCTTTCGGGTCCTTATCAAGAGCCTTTTGCATAGCCTGTTTGTATTCATCAGTAAGCTTAACAGTAACATCAATATTATTGTTTGTTATGGTTTCACCGTCATTTTTTGCACCTGGAGCGGACAATGTTCCCGAACGTGACATACCGGTTGTGAGTTTTCGGGAATACTGAACAGAAAAAGGAACAACTGGGGCATCGGATTTACCGAATTCATACTTATCACCAAATTTTACATTACAGTTTGTATCGTAAATCTGCCATGAAAGAACATAATCAAAATTATCTGTTGAAGATGTACCATTTACATATAAATCACCGAATAGACTTGTACGAGTGCTAAAAAAAATATAATAGGATGTAAATGATTTACTATCAGTATTTTTAATGTAATAATATTTGTCTTTCTTATAAACTTCAAAATTATTGGAATTATCACAATTAAACCAATAAAATCCGATTTGATTAAATGAAGACTCATAGGAAGGCAACATCAAGACATAATTTTTGAACTTGTCAGGATATTTTGACTTAAGTTCAGCTATAGCTGATTTATATCGTTCTTCAAATTCGGGGTTATAACTTCCTGTTGGTAAGTCTGAATTAGTCAGTGCAAACGCAGGAACGGCAGACAATACACAGCATATCATACACAGCATAGCGGACAAAACAGCGGTGAACCGCCGTAGTTTTGTTTTCATATTTTGTTTCCTCCTTTAGTAAAAAAAAGAGGACGGAGCAGACGCTCCGCCCCAAGCGGTTGTACACGAAAATTAGGCTTTACCCTTTGTAAGCTTTCTTACAACACCGATACCAACACCGAGAAGTGAAGCACCGACAAAAGCCATTACAAGCGGATTGCCTGTCATTGTAGTCCAAACCTGACTAACAACTGATGTAATTGTGCTGATACCGCTTGTAATTGCGACATCATCAGTAAGAAGTGAAGCACCCATTGAATATTTCTCCTTTCATTGATTAAAGTATATCAATACCTACAACAACAGCCTTATCCTGTCCGACGTAAGTTCTGATTTCATAATTGACTTTGATTGACGTGTCAATAAGTGCGGAACTGTCGGGGAAAGTGTCCTGCAATATCTTTGTAGGAACTTTCACAGCCTGCACGGCATATCCAGTTACGCCATTTTCTTCTTTAAGGCAAAACAGCGTGTAATTATCCCACGGCTTGCCGTTTTTAAGCGTTCCAGAGTTTTTCTTAAAACCTTTGATTATGTACATAAACGTACACTCCCTTCATTTACTGTACAATTATTTGTACTCTTTGCTATGTTTAGATATTACCACACGTCACGCGAAATGTCAATACAAATCAAGCTTTTTCGTATGTTTATATTTTTGCAGGGCGTTTTTTTGTACACATTGCACAACTAGCACGATTGTATTTTATTTTTGAAATAAAGAGCCTTTTTCCTGCACTCATATTCACCGCTAAGAAAATACTTAGCCATATGAATATTATAGCTGTCAAGATACGGCTTGAGGAATTGGTGGGAAAGCACAAACCTTTCAAGGCTGTCTGCCTCATCACGGAACATTTTTGGATTGTCATAGTTTTTCATTTTCATTCGTCCTTTCGTTATGGTTGTAAGTTTTCATCTTTATCAAGATTATGCTTCAATTTATATGATTTGAGGTCAATTTCCTCAAAAATCATGCCGTCTTTATATGTAACTATCTTGTCGATACGTCTAACAAAGGCGTTCCACATTTCATAATACTTGTGCTGAATTGCGGTGTACTGTTCTTCAAAATTCCAATTTGATATGATGTACACCTTTGTAAAACAGGCTATCCTATTCATATATCTTGCAGGAAGTTCAAGAGGGTAACCGTCAAGGTAGTTAAGCATATTATCAATAGGTAGGCTGTTTCTGAACTCCTCAAAGACAATAACGTCTTGACCGTGGTAACTGTCAAAAGGGTGTTTATAATCAGTGATACGATAAACTTTATCATAGCCGTATTGCTCCATAACACTTCTTGTTTTACCTGTTCCCGATTTTCCGAAGATATATGTGACCTGAACATCACGGAACACGTTACGCCATTTATCAAAGACGTATAAATCACGGACTTTTTGGAGACGGTCAATTTGATTCCAAAGTTGCGGAAATTCTTCAAGAATTCTGATATCGTCAGCACCTTCTTTTATACGTTGTAGAATATCCTCATTTGTAAGTTGCTTACCGCCTTTTGTTACACGCAGTTCGCCCCACTCCTGCACCTCGCCAATGCGAGTATCTGACTTCTTGCAATAGTCGCTTGCTTGCTGTGCTGTGCCGTTGGCGAACTCTCCGTGAAAGAACTGTGGTGGAAACATATTCTGCAAGGTAGTGCCACGCTTGCGGTTTTTAAATTGGATAAAGCCTTGAATATGCTCGGTATTCTCGTTGTGACCTCGTTCACGCTGAAAGACGTAATAGTTTACTTCCTCATACTGCATAATGAAGTTGATCACCTTTTCATCAGTATCAAACGTAAGGTCTTTAAATTTATCCTTTTCTCCACAGGTCTTGACCTTTGACGGATTATTTATTGTAAAACACCAATTACAAGACTGTTTCGGCAT